ATTATTGTTTTAAATCTGGGAACCCCCAGCCTCACTGACCGCCCCAGCGGACGATGCAGAGACAGCGAGGCGAAGTACTGCATATACAGGAGCCTATCATGGCATCAACTACCTTCTCCGGCCCAGTCACGTCTACAAACGGTTTTATTGGTAATATTACCGGCAACATCACCGGCAACGTTGCTGGTTCTGGATCAATCACCCACGCTACATCGGCTGCTATTAACGCCACAGCTACAGCTACAGCGGCACAAGTTGCTACTGGCTACATCACTTCTACTTCCGCTGCAGTAACCACAATTACGCTTCCTACAGGCACATTGCTTGGTGCGGCTCTTGGTGCGGTTCGTGGCACAGTGTTTGATCTGTATGTTGATAACACCGCTGGCGCAAGCGTAGTAACAATGGCTGTTGCTGTAAACGGAGTGTTGTCTTCAGCCGCTGCGGACACCCCCGGAAGCTTTGGTGATTTGACTATTGCTGCGGGCGCCACCGGTATTGCTCGCTTTACGCTGATGTTCTCTAGCGCAACTGCTTATACGTTCTCACGTACAGCTTAATTAGCTGCCCACTTCGGTGGGCTTTTGTGTTTATAGGAGCTAATTATGCAAACTGATGTAATGACCGCTATTGTTGCGGCTACTGGAACGGCGTATGCCGCACGAACTCGCGTACGTGGGCTGCTTGTTGTACCTTCTGCATCGGCTGGTTCAGTCGTTTTAAAAGACGGCGGATCTGGCGGAACAACGTTAATGTCTATTGCAACAGCCGCAAACGGTGAGCCATTTAGTGTGGTGATCCCTGCTAACGGCGTGTTGTTTGAAACGGACGTTCATGCCACATTATCTAACGCTGCTGTGACGGTATTCTATGGCTAAGAAAACCCCCTCCCTTGCTGTCGGGCGTGGTGAGAAGCTCCCCGTATCTAAGGGAGCTGGGTTAACTGCCAAAGGGCGTGCAAAGTACAACGCTGCTACAGGGTCTAATCTTAAGGCTCCACAGCCCGAAGGTGGTCCTCGTAAGAAGTCGTTTTGCGCACGAATGTCTGGTATGCCGGGTCCGATGAAGGATGAGAAAGGTCGTCCAACACGGAAAGCCGCAAGCTTGAAGCGATGGAAGTGTTAAATGGACATGATGTTGTGGAATGTTGTGTTGTCTATAGTGATGACGGTCATGGGTTTTTTTCTTAAAGAAAAGATTTCTGAACTAAATCGCCTTGGTATCTTGCTAAACAAGACCCGGGAAGAGATGGCACGCGATCACATTACACGCGCTGAAGTTCGTGCAGATATGGGCAAGATCATTGATCGCTTTGATAAGCTTGAAAATAAAATAGACCGGGTGTTAGAAGGAGCTTCAAATGCCAGCCGTCTCAGCTAAACAAAAGAAGTTCATGGATGCCGCAGCGCATAACCCCGAGTTTGCGAAGAAAGCAGGTATTCCTGTTGGTGTTGCGCAAGAATTTTCCGCCGCTAGTAAAGGGCAAAAAATTGGCACAGGCACACGCCCTGATCGTCAAGGTGTTAACAAACCCAAAACGGACCACGGGTCCATGAATCTTTTTAAAAAAGGTGGTGTTATGAAAGACGACATGATGCAAGACAAAGCAATGGCTAAAAAAGCTGTCGGTATGCACGAGTCACAGTTGCATGGTGGCAAGAAGTCAAACCTGACAAAACTTGCAAAAGGTGGCTCTGCTTCTAGCCGCGCTGATGGGTGCGCTATGAAAGGCAAAACCAAAGGCATGATGATTAAGATGAAGTCTGGCGGCATGAGCTGCTAAGGGATAGTTATGAAAGCAAAACGCTTTAATGATGGCGGTGTTTCTAAGCCCTATAGCCCTTATATAACCAAAGAGGCTGTAGACAAAGTTTTGGAACAAGCAAAAACCTTTAAAGATGATGGCTTTGGAAAAATTACCCCTAAAGATGCGGTAAGGGCGTTAGGTTCAGACGTTAAAATTACTGACCCAGATATTGACCTTAGTAAAACAACAAGCTGGAAAGATGCGTTGCAACAAATTGACCAGCTTGACGCAGAGCAAAAAAGAAAAAAACAAAAATTGTCTGATGAAAAAACTACAAACAAAATGGCTAAAGGCGGATCAGTAAAATCTTCTTCTGCTTCTAGGCGTGCTGATGGTTGCGCTGTTCGCGGCAAAACTAAAGGTCGGATGCTATGATGGCTTCCCGTGGTATGGGCGCAATTAGCCCGTCTAAGATGCCCAACGGTAAGCGTAAAGCTCGCCGTGACGATACTGACTTCACGCAGTACGCTGAAGGTGGTAAAGTGTCTAAGGTAAACGAAGCGGGCAATTACACCAAACCCGGTATGCGCAAGAGTATGTTTGAAAGCATTAAGGCGCAAGCCACGCAAGGTACGGGCGCAGGCCAGTGGTCAGCCCGTAAAGCACAGTTGCTTGCAAAAAAGTACAAAGCTAAAGGCGGTGGTTAAAAGTGAAAGACCCGCAAAAATCCTTGAAGGCATGGGGCGACCAGAAATGGCGTACCAAAAGCGGTAAGCCCTCAAGTGAGACGGGCGAACGATACCTACCTGAGAAGGCAATTAAGTCGTTAAGTCCAGCGGAATATGCAGCGACTACTCGTGCTAAACGGGCGGGTAAAGCGGCAGGCAAGCAGTTTGTAGCTCAGCCAAAGAGTATTAAGAGCAAGGTAAAGCCGTTTAGGAAAATACCATGACCACATCAGGCTTGTCCTCGTTTAACCTAGATCTAACAGAGCTTGTCGAAGAGGCGTTTGAACGCTGTGGCAAAGAGCTTAGGTCCGGTTACGACTTAAAGACTGCTCGTCGTAGCATTAACTTGTTGACTATTGAGTGGGCAAACCGTGGAATTAACCTGTGGACAATTGAACAGGGGCAGATCCCATTAGTCACGGGGCAAGCAATATACCCACTGCCTATAGATACGATTGACCTGCTCGATACAGTTATTCGTACAGGATCTGGTCAAAACCAGATTGATATCAACATCACCCGTATCTCTGAGTCCACATACATCACGATCCCAACGAACAACGCACAGGGTCGCCCAATTCAGGTGTGGATTAACCGGCAGTCTGGCAACACAAACGCCATCTCTTCTACGCTATTGAATGGCTCTATTTCTGCTACAGACACAACAATTACTGTAGCTTCTGCGGCATCCTTACCTAGTTCTGGTTTTGTGAAAATCGACAACGAGATTATTGTTTACCAGAATGTAAGCGGCAATCAACTGCTTAACTGTTTCCGTGGGCAAGCAAACACCACAGCGGCTGTGCATAGCACCCTCGCTCCGGTTACACAGATTTTCTTACCAAACATTAACGTCTGGCCTACGCCTAACCCTCCGGGCGATCAGTATACGTTCGTGTATTACCGCTTGCGTCGTATGCAAGATTCTGGTGGCGGTGTCTCTACACAAGACATCCCGTTTCGCTTCATTACATGCTTGGTTGCAGGACTTGCGTTTAACCTGAGCGTTAAATTGCCGGACGTAGATCCTAACCGGGTGTTGTTTTTAAAGCAAGATTATGAACAACAGTTCCAACTTGCCGCTGACGAGGATCGTGAAAAGGCTTCTATTCGTTTTGTGCCTCGACAGCTTTTTTACTAAGGTGACCCATGCCTAGTAAATTTGCGTCAGGTAAGTATGCGATTGCCGAATGCGACCGTTGTGGTCAGCGTTACAAGTTAAAAGAATTAAGAAAGCAGGTACTAAAGACCAAGCTGTATAACGTCAAGGTATGTCCTAGCTGTTGGGATCCGGATCAGCCGCAGTTGCAGTTGGGTATGTATCCAGTGAATGACCCACAGGCAGTTCGGGAACCAAGGCCGGACGTAAGTTACTTGGTGTCAGGTACAAGCGGGTTACAGATTAACCAGACGGGCGAGGGTCCACTTGGTATCGGTAGCCCAGAAGGTGGTAGTAGAGTATTTCAGTGGGGGTGGAATCCTGTTGGTGGGGCTTCATCTTACGATACAGGTTTAACACCAAACGACTTGATTGCTGCTGGTCAGGTTGGTACAGTTACAGTAACAAACACTTAAGGAGTTAATCATGTTTAAACGTGGCGCTGATGGCGTAGCAAAGAAAGGCAAAACAGTAGGCAAGAACCTTGGCAATAGCGGTCCAACCGTTGCTGCAATAAAAGGTAAAGGCACACCAACTTCCGGTGGCGGCAAAACAAACGCTGACATGAAGAAGATGGGTCGCAACTTGGCTAAGATTGCAGCACAGAAACGAGGTTAATCATGGCTAAATTTAGCGCAAAAATGATGGGCAAAGAGGTCGGCGATGCTGGCATCTATGCTGAACCACACACAATGAAAGGTCAGCCCATGAACGTAAAAAACGCAATTAGCAAAAGGGTTGATCCAAACACCTTGGCTGCAAACCAAATGAAACCCGGCACATCTGCTGGTCGTGTCAGCGCTGGTGACCCTGCGCGTGATGATGTTAAAACGACTGGTATTAAGATGCGCGGTGCAGGTGCTGCAACTAAAGGCACAATGTGCCGTGGCCCAATGGCGTAAGATATGAACTATACCCAGCTTACCTCCGCAATTATTGATTACGCTGAGTCAAGTGAACAGACGTTTTTAGATAACATCTCGACGTTTGTTCAACTTGCTGAAGAGCGCATCTATAACGCGGTGCAGATACCTGCTATCCGCCGAAATGTGGTTGGTAACTTTACGTCTGGGGATAAGTACTTGTCTTTGCCAACAGACTACTTAGCAACCTTCTCGCTTGCTGTGACGGACGATGCTGGCGACCAGCAGTTTTTAATTGATAAGGATGTCAACTTTATTCGACAGGCTTATCCCAACGCTTCTGACACTGGGCTACCCAAATACTTTGGGCAGTTTGCTCCCTATACGTTCATCATTGGTCCGACCCCTGACCAGAACTATGTGGTTGAGCTTCACCAGTACTATTATCCCCAGTCAATTGTTACTGCCGGTACTAGCTGGCTTGGTGATAACTTCGAGTCTGCGTTGTTGTACGGTGCGTTACGTGAAGCTGTGATCTTCCAGAAAGGCGAGCAGGATATGGTCGCTTATTATGAACAGAAGTATCAAGAGTCATTGGCGCTCCTGAGAGATTTGGGTGATGGTAAGGATCGTCGCAGTGCTTACCGTGACGGACAACTTAGACTTCCTGTGCCGGGACCGGTGCGGTAATTATTTATTAGGAGCCTTTCATGGCAATTACGCAAGCAATGGCAACATCGTTCAAGGTAGAAATCCTTGACGGTATCCACAACTTCGGAGTCGGCGTTGTCCGGGCTTCAACCGCAGCAGATACATTTAAAATCGCGCTGTACACATCTGCAGCTAACCTTAGCGCAACGACTACCGCATACACTGTTACAGGTGAAGTTGTTGGTGCAGGTTACACGGCTGGCGGTAACACGCTGGTTGTGTCGGTTGTTCCTGTGTCATCTGGTACGACTGCATACCTGTCGTTTTCCAATACCTCATGGTCAACGGCTACGATTACAGCTCGCGGCGCAATGATCTATAACAGCACACAAGGCAACAAGTGTGTGGCTGTGTTGGACTTTGGTAGCGACAAGACATCGACTGCAGGTACTTTTACGATTGTGTTTCCGACAGCGGACGCAACAAACGCCATCATTCGTATTGCTTAAAAGGAGCCTGACATGGCTCTAGTATTAGCCGACCGTGTTAGAGAGACCAGCGTAACAACTGGAACGGGTACCCTTACGCTTGCCGGAGCGGTAACGGGGTATCAAACTTTTAGTTCGGCTATTGGCAACACCAATACCTGTTACTACACAATCGCCAATCCCGGAACGTCTGAATGGGAAGTAGGTATTGGCACGGTTGGTGCTGGTACGTTAGCACGTACGACTATTCTTTCCTCATCAAACGCTGGAAGTGCAGTTTCTTTCTCGGCGGGCGCAAAAGATGTATTTGTTACATACCCTGCTGAAAAAGCTGTTTACCTAGACAGCAGTGACGCATACATTCCCGCAAGCCCCGTGTTCAACGGTAATGCTGTCATCTCTGACAACTCGGCTAACGCTGCGTTACGCATTACACAAGTAGGCACAGGTAACGCTCTGTTGGTTGAGGATAGTCCAAATCCTGATAGCAATCCTTTTGCTATTGATTACCAAGGATATGTTGTTGCAGGGGCAACCGCAAGATCAAGTTGGTGGTATACAAGTGGTCAAGTGCCATTGATTTCTGCCCCTGTTACTGGCGCTACTGGCGGTTATGGTTCGGTTGGATTAAATACGGGAGGTGGATTTTTATTTGGTAGAAGCAACGGCGTTGATTACGCAACTAGAGGAATTGTTGCAAGCGGAGATAATTTAGGTACGATTGGTTTTGCTGGCGATGACGGAGTTACTGCTGGCATGATAACCGCAGCAAGAATTAGTGCATCGGTAGACGGTACGCCCGGAGCTACCGATATGCCGGGGCGTTTAGTATTTAGTACTACGGCTGATGGCGCATCTCTCCCGACTGAGCGGATGCGCATCACAAGCACTGGAACGGTTGGTATTGGCGTAGCGTCAGGCTTAACAACATCAAAAGTCAGAATATTTAGCGATATAACTGATCTTACAGCTACATACAACATTGTTAATGCCGATGGCACACATACATTAACTGCTAACAATGCTATTTCATTTAATGCAGTTGGAGGTCTTGCAAACTTAGATCAAAACGGGTTTAACGCAACTACCACTTTAACTAGTGGCGGGAGCTTAAAAGGTTTAAACGGACGGGCGTATGTAACTGGAGCTTCAGGCACGGTTACTTCTGCCGTTGGCAGTTATTCTGATGTACGCAACACTGGCGCTGGCACACTTACCAACGCTGTTGGATTTCAAGCAGTTATATCAAATACCGGTGGCGGTACATTAACCAACGCATACGGCGTATACATCAATCCGCTTACGGCAGGGACTAACAACTACGGCGTTCATAGCAACATAGCCGCTGGGACAGGGCGCTGGAACTTTTATGCTCCGGGTTCGGCTAGCAATTATTTTGCGGGTAGTGTTGGTATTGGGACTACAGCATTATCCAGCATGAACTTACGAGTTTCGGGAGACTTGACTGGCTCAACCAGTACACAAGCAATTCGTGCAGATGGCGTTGTGCAATCTGACTCAACTTCAGCAGCAATTGGTGTTTATACACTTGTAGGTACAGCAGCCGCAGCATTTACAGTAAGTAACCTTTATCAATATAGGGCTGAGCAAGGAACATTTGGTGCAGGGTCAGCTGTAACAAACCAATATGGTTATCTTGCTGGTACAACCCTTATAGGCGCAACCAATAACTACGGCTTCTACGGCAACATCGCCGCTGGCACAAATCGTTACAATTTCTACGCTAACGGTACGGCTGCGAACTACTTTGCTGGCGCGTTATCATTAGGTGCGTCACCATCAGCCGTAACAGGTTCTATCCCAGTAAACTTAAATTACAGCTTAACTGGTTCGACAAGCGTAACCAACATTAGAGCTATACCAACAATTCTATCTGATGTTACAGCCAATGCCATTGTGTTTAGAACGCAGCCTTTTACGCAAGCAGCAGCATTTACTTTGGGTGGATTGATTCATTACGATGCAACACAAGGAACCATAGGCGCAGGATCTGCCGTAGTAAACCAATACGGATTTAACGTATCGGCATCCCTCATAGGCGCAACCAACAACTACGGCTTTTTTTCCTCAATTCCTGCCGGTACAGATCGTTTCAACTTCTACGCTAACGGTACGGCTGCAAACGTATTTGCTGGCACAACTTCAATCGGTGGCGCAGTAGGCTCAGAATCCTTGCGTGTCACGCCCGTAGCTAGTGCGGTGAATTATTTAAATGCGTATGGTGCAGCTACAGGCGGTCAAGTCAATATGCGGGCGGAAGGTTCTGACACCAATATTGGTATCAACATGACCACCAAAGGATCGGGGTCTTACGATTTTTATACTAGCACATATGGCGGCCTTCAATTCCGCATCATCAACACAGCCTCTGCTGTTAACTATTTGCAAGCAACCGGATCTGCAACAGGCACAGCAACAACACTTTCCGCGCAAGGCACAGACACAAATATTGACATAGCCCTTACACCTAAAGGGACGGGCAGTGTAAACGTTGGTGGTACTACAGCAATCGTTGCCAACTCTTCTACTCCGGCCTTACGCATTACGCAAACAGGTGCGGGCAATGCGCTGTTGGTTGAGGATTCAGCTAACCCAGATGCTACGCCGTTTGTAATTGATAACGCTGGAATTATTGGGTCTGGTCTTACTGATCCCGGTTCTTACACATCGGCAGGTGCAGTTTTTAAATCTGCTATTGCTTTTGGTCCACAAATCCAGTTGTGGAATGCAGTAAATGATACTTCTGCTTCATATTATTTGCTTAAAAAAGACAGGGCTGGGGCTATCGTGCAATCAGGCGATGCCATTGGAAATATTGAATTTGTTGGTTTCGATGGAACATCTTATTTATCAACAGCAAGAATTGCATCATCAGTAGACGGCACACCCGGCACAAACGATATGCCCGGTCGCTTGGTGTTCTCCACCACGGCTGATGGTGCGTCTAGCCCGACTGAGCGTATGCGGATTGATAACGCAGGGCGAGTGGGGATTGGGTCTTCGCCGGCAGTGGGTTACAACTTTACAAACGGGAAAAATATCACTGGATCGACAGGTTCATACGCAACTATTACAAACGGAACGGTTTTATCTGATGTAACTGGCGGCGCAAATATATATACATCAGCAGTTTCAACACAAGCAGCCGCATTTACTTTAGGTAACATCCGCCATTTTTGGGCGCTCAATCCTGTAATTGGCGCTGGCTCCGCTGTTACAAGTCAATATGGTTTTCTTTCAGATAATTTAACAGGCGCAACCAACAACTATGGCTTCTACAGCGGTATAGCAAGCGGCACAGGTCGTTGGAACTTCTACGCTGCGGGTACGGCTGATAACTACTTTGCAGGTAAGGTTGGTGTTGGTACTGCTACACCAGCCCAGAACCTTCAAGTATCCAGCTCGGTGGATGCGGTTGCTCTTGTTACAGGCGGCTCTGCTGCGTCTGGATACTTAGCTGTTAACGGTAATGCTCGCTCTAGTTTGACTGGCGCAACCACTTTAATTTCTTATAGCACTGGTGTTGCTGAGTTAACCAACAGAAGCAACCAATATTTTGCTTTTGGGACAAACAGCACCGAATACGCACGAATTGGCTCAACAGGAATTATTTCTTTAGCTGGCATACCCGGCGCAGAATCCCTGCGTGTCACGCCTATTGCTAGTGCTGTTAACTATTTGCAGGTTGTAGGCAACGTAACTGGCAGCGGTCCTGTGTTTTCATCCCAAGGTTCTGATACCAATATCAACATTGGGTATGTCACCAAAGGAACTGGGCTTCATGCTTTTGCAACTGGTGGCGGCATTCAGTTTCAAGTCACCAACACAGCCTCTGCTGTTAATTATCTACAAGTAACGGGTTCTGTTACGAGCGGTGTGCCAAGCATTTCCGCTCAAGGCACTGATGCAAACATATCTCTTGGTTATTCATCCAAGGGAGTTGCAGCGCATTATTTCTATACAAGAGGTCTTACATCTTTAGGCTTCAGTATCACTGATGTGGCTTCGGCTGTTAACTATTTACAAGCAAGTGGAAATAGCACTGGCTCTGCCCCAACATTAACAGCCGTAGGATCAGACACCAATATTGACATAACGCTGACACCAAAAGGCGATGGGTATGTTGTTGTTGATTCGGCATACTCGCCCAACCTGACGCTTACAGACGCAGCTACAATTGCTTGGAATACAGGTACAGCGGGTGGTCAGGTAGCGACATTTACCTTCGTGTCGTCAAACCGCACAATGGGTGCGCCAACAAACCTAAAGAACGGTGGCTTCTACGCACTTGCTGTGATCCAGAACGCTGGTAGCAATACGCTTACTTGGAACGCTGTATTTAAATGGGCTGGTGGTACAGCACCAACACTCTCGACTGCTGCAGGGGCAAAGGACTACTTCGTATTCAGAAGCGATGGCACCAACCTCTACCAACAAGGTATCTCACAGGCGGTGGCATAAATGCTAACGGTAATGGGGGGAAACAACCCGACAAGCTACAACCTTACCCGCTCGCTGCGGTTTAGGTCTAGTGCGACTGCGTATTTGAATCGTACTAATACAAGTACCGTTACCAATAACAAAATTTGGACATGGAGCGCATGGGTTAAGCGTGGAGCGTTAAGCAATGGCATTTTGTTTGGTTTTGTTGATGCGTCAACTCTTTATCAAGATGTTATTTTATTTGCATCAGATAAAATTCGTTACGTTCAATATGTTGCTGGCGCACTTACCGCTGAAATAAATACAGTACAGTTGTTTCGTGATCCATCTGCTTGGTATCACATTGTTGTTGCGGTTGATACTACGCAAGCGACTGCGTCAAATCGTTTCAAGTTATATGTAAACGGCACTCAAGTAACGTCCTTTAGTCCAGCAACCTACGTTGCTCAAAACGAAGTTGGGTATATTAACAAAGCCAGTCAACCACAAGGTATTGGTGTTTGGTATCCTTACAACACAAACAATTTTTACGACGGTTATTTATCTGAAATCAACTTTATTGACGGTCAAGCCCTAACCCCATCATCCTTCGGCTCAACCAACGCTACAACAGGCGTATGGCAACCAGCAAGATACGCAGGCACATACGGCACAAACGGATTCTATTTGCCGTTTACCGACAACTCTGCGCTGACCACAAGTTCAAACGTAGGCTTGGGCAAAGACTTTAGTGGCAACAGTAACTACTGGACTACAAACAACATCAGCATTACGGCTGGCGTTACATACGATTCAATGACGGATGTACCTACGTTGACGTCTGCTGCGTCGACTAACTTTTGTACGATGAATCCAGTCTATGTTTCTAACATAAAGGCAGCACCAACACTAGCAGATGCAAACCTTACGATTAATCCTCTTTATGATGGATTTATGAACGGCACGATAGCGTTGCCATCATCTGGAAAATTTTATTGGGAAGCGACTGTTGTTACCGCCACAACTGGAACAAACCAAACAGCTCTGGGTGTGAACACAAACCAAGGCAATAACAGAGTGCAACACAACTTTGTTCCTGTACTTAATGATGTTTGGGGTGTTGCGGTTGATATAGATTCATTAAGTGTATCTTGGTATAAAAATAATGTTTTGGATACAACAAAGTTGTTATCTGCTGGTTTGGAATATTTTCCGTTTTTTTATACCGACACAAACCCATCACCAACTCAGAAATGGGCAGCCAACTTTGGTCAACGCCCATTTACCTACACACCCCCAACAGGTTACAAAACTTTAAACACATTCAACTTGCCAACAGGAACAATCCTAAAAGGCAATACGGTGATGGATGCTACGCTTTATACGGGTAATGGCTCAACGCAGACCGTTACTAATGCTGCGGGGTTTAAACCTGATCTTGTTTGGTATAAAGGACGTAGCACAGCTTATAACAACAGTCTGTTTGACTCTGTGCGTGGCGCAACAAAACAACTTATATCAAATACAATAGACGCTGAAGCAACATTGTCGGGCGTTACAGCTTTTAACTCAAACGGTTTTTCTCTTGGCAGCGATGCCAACGGTAATAACAACGGCACTACTTATGTCGGCTGGCAATGGCAAGCAGGACAAGGCTCATCATCCTCCAACACCAACGGCACAATCACATCGACTGTGAGCGTTAATGCGTCTGCTGGGTTTAGTGTGGTGACGTATACGGGTAATAACATAAATCCATCTACTGTTGGGCATGGACTTGGTGTTGCTCCTAGTTGGATTATTGTTAAACCTAGAAACACTGCGACTTATAATTGGAATAGCTATCACATTAGCTTAGGAAATACGCAATTCATATCGTTAAACACAACTTCCGCAGCTTCTTCGGCAGTAAGTTTGTGGAATAACACATCGCCTACATCAACGGTATTTACAATTAATCAAGTAGCTGTCAATACTTCAGCAACAACTTATGTTGCCTACTGCTGGACACCCATAGCAGGATACTCAGCGTTTGGTAGCTTTGTGGGTAACAATTCCGGTGACGGCCCATTCGTATATCTTGGCTTCAGACCCAAATATATAATGATTAAATCGTCTTCAAACACAACCGATTGGATTGTTGAAGATTCAGCAAGAAACCCATACAACGTATCAAATTCAAAACTATCCCCAAACACTTCTGGCGCAGAATTTACAGATACTAATGCTGTTGGTATAGATTTTTTAAGTAATGGTTTTAAAGTAAAAGGTGTAGATTCTGCAGTCAACGCATCGGGGTATACATACATATACGCTTGTTGGGCAGAAAATCCATTTCGCAATAGCTTGGCTCGTTAAGGAAAACAAATGTTTGCAATCATCTCTAACGGCGTAATTGCCATGTTCGTTCAAGCTGGCACAGCGTTTGAGTGGGATGGCATCCAATACCCAGCCAATTGGTGTAACCTGTCTACGCCCGAAGAAAAAGCGGCTATCGGTATGGTTGATGTGGTTTATGGACAATACCCAAACGATCAATACTACTGGGTTAGCCAAGATGCACCTGTGTATAACGCACAGACCAACCAAGTAGACATTAACTACACCGCTACGCCTAAAGATCTTGATTCACTTAAGACCAGCCAAATAAGCGCAACAAACGCAACGGCGTACTCGATACTTTTACCTACCGACTGGATGGTGGTTAAAGCTGTTGAAACAGGTGGCACGGTAGCTCCTGCATGGAACACATGGCGTCAAGAGATCCGTGACGAGGCTGCTGCCCAAGTCGCAGCCATTACAGCCTGTACAACGGTTGCTGAATTAGCTAACCTACCGCCAGTACAATGGACGCCTGATCCTAATTATGTACCACCCACAACCGGAGAACTACCTTGAAAGACTTAAACATTTCTTTAACCGTTGACGAAGTAAACGCCGTGCTACAGACGCTCGGTCAACTACCTACATCGTCGGGTGCATACCCACTGCTCATGAAAATTAAACAGCAGTGTGACGATCAAGTCAAAGCCCAAGAGCCTATTCCTAAAGTTGAGGTGCAATAATGCAATGGATTATTAACTCTTTGTCGGTCGTGCAAACGCCTGAGCCTGACACTGTTGTGCTAAGCAACTTTACCATCAGCGATACGCAAGATGGTTTAACAGGATCGGTTACATACTCGGTCAATTTGTTGCCTGCAGACCCAAATAACTTCATCCCCTACGACCAAGTAACTCAAGCTGAAGCCGTTCAATGGACGCAAGCCGCACTGGGTGTTGATCGTATAACAGCGATGGAAGCTGAAGTGCAGGCGCAGATTGACGCACAGAAAATCCCTACCCCACAGCCAGCACCACTGCCTTGGGTTGCGCCTGAAGCACCTGCGGTTGAAGAACCTGCAGTTGAAACGCCTGTTGTGTGATGTGGTGGCTCCTGCTTATACCCGTGGCAATTGTCGGATTCTTTTTCTGGCTTTGCGCGGGTATGGATGAGCAAATGAAAGGGTATTAAATGTTTGGTTTCCTACCATTCGCTTCTGAGGCTTTTGCTGATATAACTGAAAGCCCATCGGTTTACTTAACCGGGGTGGTAGGAACAACTGCGCTTGGAACGGCAACAGTAAACGGTGATGCAAACCTTACCGTTATTGGAGTTCAGGGAGATACAGCTCTTGGAACGGCGACGGTTGATCTGCAACTTGATGTTTTTGTTACCGGCGTTCAAGGCACCACAGCGCTTGGTACAGCCACAGTAACTGGCACGGCGGTTGTCTCCCTAACGGGTGTCCAAGGAACGACGGCGCTTGGAACGGCAACGGTCACGGCTGATGCAAACCTTACTGTTACTGGGGTTCAGGGAGATACAGCTCTTGGAACGGCTACTGCTACGGGCGGAGCCACTGTAAATCCCACTGGTGTTGTAGCCACCGGCGCAGTAAACTCTGTAACAGTTGATCTGCAACTTGATGTTTTTGTTACCGGCGTACAAGCTACAGGATTTACAGGTACTGCTACAGTAATTGGTAACGCTAATGTTTATCTGACTGGCGTCCAAGGTGTAGGAGAGATTGGCCCATTTTTTGTCTGGAGCGATATTGTTCCAGCTCAGGATTCGAACTGGGTTGATATAAACGATGCGCAAACTGAAGGTTGGGTGGATGTGGATACTGCTCAAGCAAGTAATTGGCAAGACATCCTTGCCGCATAAAGATTTCAGGAGTTAATAATGCCAGCAACTTACAGTCCTAATCTTAGGTTCGAGCTTCCCGGAGACGGTGAGCAGTCCGGTATTTGGGGCCAAACCACCAATAACAACATCGGTGCGTTGATTGAACAAGCTATCTCAGGGCTGACCTCAGTTAACGTGACTGCTGCAAACGTCACACTAACGGCTTTTAACGGAACGGTTGACGAATCGCGAAGCGCTGTTATTTCGGTTACTGGCTCGCCTGCTGCTGCGCGTAACGTGGTAATTCCAAACGAACCTAAGTGCTACACAGTTATTAATAGCACTGGAGTTGCGGTAACAGTTAAAACATCGAGCGGTACGGGCTACGCCTGCCCAGCTAACTCCCAAAGCACGGTGCAGTGTGATGGCGTGGGTACGGGTACAGTTACTGGCATGTCTATCTCGACAGTGGCTAACGCGCTGACTTCCTCGTCTGATCTAGCGTCAACGGCTGCATCGGTTGGGTTGGCTAAGCTTAACTCGCCTGCCTTTACTGGCACGCCTACTGCTCCTACGGCGTCTGTTGGTACTAATACTACACAGCTTGCTACCACGGCATTCGTTCAGGCTGAGATTGCAGCAGATACTACAGGCTTTGCCCCACTCGCCTCACCTACCTTTACGGGTGTCCCTGCAGCCCCAACAGCAGCCCTTAATACAAACACAACCCAGCTTGCTACAACTGCTTTTGTTGTTGCACAGATAGCTGACGACGCCCCTACTAAAACCGGTACCGGTGCATCAGGCACATGGGGTATTAGCATAAGCGGTAACGCTGCAACTGCAACAAGCGCAACAAACGCAACGAACTCCACTACGCAAGCTCCCGGCACAAACAACACTACGATTGCAACAACGGCTTTTACAACCGCTGCAATTGCTGCTATTCCAACCCCGACTACGATTATTCCGTCCGGCACAGTAATGTTGTTTGCGCAAGCTGCGGCGCCTACTAGCTGGACCCAGATTACAACCCAGAATAACAAGGCTTTGCGCGTTGTATCTGGTACAGGTGGTGGCACAGGTGGTACGGTTGCTTTTACTACAGCGTTTTCTAGCCAAAACGTTGGCGCTACAGCCCTTTCTACGGCACAGATTCCAAGTCACAGCCATTCGTTTTCTGGCACAACATCTGGTGTCGGCGACCACTTTCACAACTACACAGCTATTGCTGCCATCGGTGGTTCTTCGTTTGCTGGTGGCGGGCAGGGTACGGTTACGACGACGACAGGTGGTGCAGGTGCGCACGACCACTCTTACTCCGGCACAACATCTGCAGCAGGTAGTGGCGCAACTCACACCCACACGCTTGATCTAGCTGTGCAGTACGTCGACATTATCTTAGCGAGCAAGGACTAATGGAAATCAAACCCGGTACATACTGCCCACTAGTCAAGGAAGATTGCCTCCAGCTTAAGTGCGCTTGGTTTACCCAGCTTCGAGGCACTAACCCAAATACGGGGAAGGAGGTTGATGAATGGGGTTGTGCGGTGACTTGGTTGCCTATTTTATTGGTTGAGAATAGCCAGCAACAACGCAGTACAGGTGCTGCAGTAGAAAGTTTCCGTAATGAGATGGTTAAAGCAAACGAAGTTAGCCAACAAGTACTTATCGCTGCAGCGCAGCAAAGATTGGAGTAACCATGATTATTGCTAAACAAGCACAAGACCTAGATGGTGCAGTTGTTGAGGTTGCACATAAGGTAGAGATCCTTTGCCCGAACTGCGACCGAGATGTTGATGAGGCAGAGCTTGCAGCACAGGTCTGTTCTGATTGCGGACATGACTTAACTCAGCCTAAGCAAAGCGTTGAGATTCATGCAACGTCTATTCCACTGTTTGCGATTACTTTCTAATACGTATGGTTACAGCTAAGAAACCAGTTGCTAAGACGGTGGTTAAACGGTCGGCGGTAAGAAAACCCGCACCAAAACCTGCGCCACGCGACATGACTGACAAGATCCTTGATTTGATCAAGTGGGTTGATAACCCGTTTAAACTTGTTTCCGTCATCCTACTGTCTACGATTGCTTTTACCGGATACTTTGCTTGGGATAGCCGTCAGGTCATTTTGGCTGCGATTAAGTCAAGTAACTCGATGCCGC